AGATGCTTATGGAAGTAGCGGGGGAAGAGGTAAGCGCAGTCAATGCCGCTACCAAGATCAACAAGCTGTTGCAAATCAGCGGGGGCGCGGTCTACACGGATGCCGGAGAGGTGCTGCAGTTCGACATTAGCAACAGGCTTAACGTCGTATTGGAGGCCATAGAGGAGACCAGCAACAAAGTTCTGGTCTTTGTCCCCTTCACCCATACCATAGAGCTTCTGCGAGCTAGGCTGGAGAAGGAAAGCATCAGTTGCGACGTTATCAATGGGGCAGTGCCAGCCAGCAAGCGCGGTGACATTGTGCACAGATTTCAAACAGCTAAAGACCCTCATGTACTGTTGATACAGCCTCAGGCTGCCAGCCATGGGCTTACTCTGACTGCTGCGGATACGATTATCTGGTATGCGCCGGTAACTTCGGTAGAGACCTACCTACAAGCGAATGCGCGTATCGACCGTCCGGGGCAGAAGAACGCCATGACCATCGTGCATATCAAGGGTAGCCCGGTGGAGGCGAAGCTGTATAAGATGCTACAGGACAATATCAGCAACCATAACAAGCTGGTTGACCTATATCGCGAGGTGCTGAGCGAGTAGCTCTTGACACTGTCTAAAAATGGGGGTATAACCCCATCACCACAAGAGGAGCAAACTATGGACCTAACGAATGTACCTGTTGACAAGCTAGTCCGTGTCTACCGCAAAATCCGTGCGGCCATGGATGAGAAAGAGGCTGCGCATAAAGAGGAGATGGCCACGCTCAAGGGGCATCTTGACACCATCAGCGCCAGAATGCTTGAAATCTGCAACGAGCAGAATGCCGATAGCCTACGGACACCAAGCGGTACCGTGATACGCCGCACCGTCACGCGCTATTGGACGAACGATTGGCAGGCGATGTACGACTTCATCTTGGAAAACAAGGTTCCGCATCTGCTGGAACAGCGCATCCACAATAGCAACATGAGGCAGTATATCGAGGAAAATCCCGACAAATTGCCAATTGGGCTTAACGCCGACACCAAGTACGTAATCACCGTTCGCAAACCGACCAACAAGTGAGGATTTATCAATGAGCAACATCACTATTTTCAAGCACCCCGGTGCGGCATCCAATATCCGTCGCCCGCTGTCTGAGCTTACCAAGTCGGTAATTTCTACTGTTACCATCAACCGCATCCAGACCAGCACCAACGGCACGTTCAAACGCATCGTGAACGGGGAGCAGATTGGTAAGGCTATCAGGGGCGAGTTCAACGCCATCATCATTGCCATGCTGCCGAAGGTCAGCCGCGTTTTTTACGCCGGTAAGTATGACCCCGATGCTAAGCCCACCTTGCCGGACTGTTGGTCAAATGATGGGGTTACGCCGGAGACCAATGCTCCTAACCGTCAAGCCGCCAACTGCGCTACCTGCAAGAACAACATCGACGGTTCCGGTGAAAATGGCAAGGGTAAAGCATGTCGCTACCAGCGGCGCGTAGCACTTCTGCTTGAAGGCGATGTGTCTGGCACTGTCTACCAGTTCAATATCCCCGCCAAGTCGCTGTTTGGCAAGGGTAGCGGCAACACTCACCCATTCGAGAGCTATGTGCGGTTCTTGGCAGCTAATGGTGAGTCGATTGATTACGTCGTTACCAACATTGCCTATAATCTCGACGCTGACACCATGGAGCTTCAGTTTACTCCGGTGCGCCCGATTACCGATGAAGAGTATGAGCTCGTCATAGCTGCGCAGGCTAACCCTATTACGCAGCGTCTTATCCAGTTGACCGTACCGGAGGCTGACGGCGCTGTTGCGAACAAGCCAAGCTCTGTGGTCATCGACCAAGAAGGGCCGGAAGAATCCCCCACACCCAAAAAAGCCAAGGCTACCCCTAAGAAACCCACGTGGCTCGATGACGAGGAGGATGAAGACGAGGAGGTTGACGAGCCCATTGTTGTCAAGAAAGCGCCCGCCAAGGGGGCAACGGTTCGCACTCCGAAGAACGACTTAGCTGCGACACTAGCCGCTTGGGCCGACGAAGACGAGGATGAGGACGACTGATGAGTCGTGGGTATAGCCTGCGCATTCGCGACTTGAACGCGAGAGCGGATAAGCGCAAACTAGGCGTCCGCCTTGGCCGGATGTGCATCAAGAAGGGTGTGCCGGTCTTGGTTGTCGCCAAGCGTATGGGTGTGACGCGAGCTACGGTATATAACTGGTTCTGCGGGGCTTCGTCCCCGCAGGCTAACCTTATTTCTCGTATCGAAGCCTATATCGCCGAGCTGAAAAGCACGGCTGACTGAACCAGCCAGCTGGATAGAGACGTAGAGGGGTGCCGCTGGCGCTCCCGTTGGGTGGTGTCTACGGCATGGAGAATTTTGACCTTTTGACAGCAGTGCAGCCAGACCAAGGCTGGTATGCTGTTGTCGGCATGCAAGGAGGCAAACGGCAACAGAAAATTGTAGAGACACGGGAAGAGTTTGACTACTTCGTGGAGCTCTTCAAACGCCGCAAGTGGGATGTGTTTTACGGGGTCGCCAAGTTCAGTGGGGAGCCTGATGCAAACGGGAAGCGCCACCGCACTAAGCAGGATGTAGTAGCGCTCAAGGCTTTCTGGCTCGATATCGACTGCGGGCCGGGCAAAAGCTATCCTACACAAAACGATGGCATTGCAGCACTGCAAAAGTTCTGCAAAAATACAGGTTTATCCAGACCCATACTCGTTAACTCGGGTAATGGGCTTCACGCATATTGGCCGTTGAAGGAGGCGATAACCCGTGAGGAGTGGGAACCGGTAGCCAAACGGCTCAAAGAGGTCTGCGCATTACAGGGATTGCACGTAGATAATAACTGCTTTGAGGCGGCTCGCATCCTACGGGTGCCGGGCACCTTCAACTACAAGAGCGGTGAACCGCTTCCGGTTAGTGTTGCTGTCATAGGCAAGGTTACCACACTGGAGGCCATACGCGAAGCTCTTGGGGCAAAAGAGTGCTCTATCTTCCCGTTCAAGCGCTCAGGGCGCCCTCTTAGTGCGCTAGCGCAGCAGATACAAAACAGCATAGAGAACGAGTTCTCACTGATACTAAGCAAAGGAGAAAAAGGCTGCAGGCAGCTTGTGGCTGCTTACGAAGAGAGGGAGCATCTTTCCGAACCACGCTGGTTTGATGCCTTGTCCATAGCCAAGTTCTGCAAAGACAGGGATACGGCTATACACAAGTTATCCGAAGGACATCCAGACTATGACCCCGCTGCTACCGAACAAAAAATCCAGCACATACTAGGGCCTCACAGCTGCGAGCAGTTCGAGAGCAACAACCCCGGCGGATGCACCGGATGCCCGCATAAAGGCAAAATCAAGTCCCCTATTGTCCTAGGTAGGGTAGTCGCTGAAGCTCCTAAGAATAACGTCATAATCGAGGTAGACGAGTTTGGTAGAGAAACTCGCTACAATGTTCCTGAATACCCTTTTCCTTACTTTCGCGGGGAGAAGGGGGGCGTATGGCGTAAGTCGGAAGTGGAGGAGGAAAAGCCTACACTAGTTTACCCCTACGACCTTTATGTGGTCAAGCGGATGCGCGACCCGAACGAAGGCGGCGTAGTACTTATTCGCTCACATACACCCAAGGATGGTGTTGAGGAGTTCACGATAACCAACGCCAAGATTTCCGACCCCACAGAAGTGCGGAAGGAACTCGCACGTAATGACATCCTACTCAACAAAAAGAACTTCGACCTTCTTGTGGATTACATCATCCGCTCCGCTCAGGAGCTTAGACATGTAATGAGGGCAGAAAAAATGCGTACTCAATTTGGATGGGCAGACGGAGATAGCAAGTTCATCGTAGGCGACCGCGAGATTGGCGTAGAGGGCACATTTCACAGCCCCCCGTCATCGGTAACACGGGCACTGGCCGACCATATGCACCCTGCGGGCACACTGGAGAAATGGAAAGAAGTGTTCGCTCTCTATGGGCGCAAAGGGTTGGAGAACGCAGCGTTCGCGGCAGCCACTGCTTTCGGTGCGCCTCTACTCAAGTTCTCCGGTCAGCGCGGTGCAATTATTAACCTAGTTAGCTCTCATTCCGGCACGGGCAAAACTACCGCCTTGCATATGTGCAACAGCGTGTGGGGGCACCCCGAGCGGCTATGCGCCAAGAAGGACGACACCTTCAACTCGAAGGTGTTCAAGATTGGCGTGTTCAATAACCTACCTATTACATTTGATGAGATGTCGAACACCGACCCAAGACAACTCAGTGAGCTTGTGTACCTCATGACACAAGGTACCGGGAAGGATCGTATGAAGGCGAGCAGTAACGAACTGCGCCTCAATCTCACGACGTGGCAAACAATCGCACTATGCTCGTCCAATCACTCTTTTTACGAGAAGCTGGAGTCCATCAAGGAGACCCCCCAAGGCGAGATAATGCGAATC